TTATTGAACTTTTGTTCAAGTTAGGTTATAATCGTTTTATATAAAATAGAAAAAGGGAATTAAATGAAAACTGATACGAGTACCAGATTACGACAAATAATGTCTACAAGGAATTTAAAACAAGTTGATATTCTTAACCTTTCTCTTCCTTACCAAAACAAATTCAATATTAAATTAAGTAAAAGCACATTATCCCAATATGTGAATGGTATTCAATCACCAGACCAGAATAGAATTTACCTACTAGCTCAAACTTTAGGTGTGAGTGAAGCATGGTTAATGGGATTTGATGTACCTATGGTTGAATCTAAAACTAATTCTGATAATACCCCTCTTATTGAAGAGACTTTAAATGCAATGAAAAAGCTTGAGAGTTCTCGCCAAAAAGTAGTCCTTGATATTGCTAATTCGCAATTAAAAGAGCAAGAAAAAGAAACTGCAAAAGTTATCAGTTTAGAAAATAAAAAAAATCAACAGACCGTTGATCTTGCTGAATTAGTTGATGATAGTAAAATTGATTGGGATAAATGGGTATCTTTTGAGGGAAAACCTCTTACAGATGAAGCCAAGGAAGAAATGAAACGCGTACTTGGTAAACGTTTGGAAAACAAAGATAAATAAGGAGGATTCTATGAGCAGACAGGAGCTTTTAGACTACCTCCTTAAAGAGATTGAAAAAAGTGGAATTGAAACATTTAATACTAAATCTTTTCCTTTACCCGCAGCTGTAAATGTTGATGATAAGATTATGATTTATAATTCTGAGATAGCCACTCCGTTTGGACTTGCTCATGAACTAATCCATATTCTTAATAATGATATTCATCGTGGAGAATACTTTGATGCGATAAATCCACAGGAAACTAGGGCAAATAATGAAGCAATTCTTCTTCTTTGGGAAATATTTGAAGCAAACGGCGGAAGTTACGAATACTTTAATATATTTGTAGATACAACTGAATCACCTTTTGAATTAGCCGAATCTCTAATCAGAAATGAATATATTGAAATGCATGAAGCAATTACTGAAATATTCGAAGATGAACTAAAAGTAAGTATCAACAAACAAGAAATGCATGATTATATTGTTGATTATATTAGTTATTTTGATGTAATTGAAACTGTTAGTATTTACGAATTTTTAGATCGCTATCATTTAAGTCATAATTTTTATAATATGGCAGAAAAAGAATTTCAAGAACTATTTGGAATTGGTTAA